AGGCGTGGCTTTGCCCTGCTCCACAAGCCCCTGGCGCTGGAGCATATCGGTGAGATAGCGCGGGGTATAGCCGACGGCCCCCACATCGCCTTCAGGCGTGGAGGTCGTGTAATCGAGCAGGGTGTACTGATACGGGTTGCGAGCGTAGTCAGATTCGGTAGGCATCGCGCTAGACCCCCAGGCTCTCTTCCAGCGCCTGGACTCTCTCCGTCAGCGTCTCGACCTGGGCGGCCACCGTCTGCAGGGCGCCCACCAACCACGGCACGAGCCTTGAGTGGTCAATTTGTTGAGGACGAATGCCCCCCTCGTCGTCGACCGCATCAGCTTCACCTGTGACCACCCCCTGCACATGCTCTGCCACCTCGGACGCCAGGAACCCAACGCCCTCACTGTCATCCGCCAGCCAGCGAAAGCGCACGGGCCTGAGCGCACGGATGACTGCCAGTTCGCCGACCAGGGTGGCAATAGCGTGCTTCAAGCGGGCGTCAGAGGTGGTGTTAAAGGCCGTGGCGCTGGCGGTCGTATGGATACTGCCGACGGGCGCGCCAGCGGTATTGGCCAGCAGCACCGCCGAGCCCGATCCCGTATCGTTATCAGAGGGCTGGATTTTGATGCCGTAGAGCGTCTGCCGGGGATAAAACACAAAACTCTGCGCATCCGGAGTCACGTTCGCCCCGATCGCCAGTTTGGCGTTCACCTGCACGTCACCCCCGAGGAACGACGGGGCCGTGCCACTGCCAAAGAGAAAGCGCCGATTGGTGCCACCGGCGAGGGCCAAATCAGAGTAGAGGGCCGCCTTGTCATTGCCGGCACTGTTGAGCATCGACAAGCCGCCGTTCGCCAGGATGCCGGCCTGCGTCACGAGCGAAAAACTGCCCGATGGCGTGGCCTGAATGCCTACGGGCTGATTGAACAGGGCCGCGCCATTCACCGTGAGCAGTGACAGGACCGCCGTCCCCCCCGTAATCGCCACCGCGCTCGCGTTCTGCTGCGCCATCGTGCCGTGCCCCTGCACGCCGGTGAGGGTCTCGAACGTGTAACCGGCTTTCGCCATGTAAAAGTCGTAATCACCCGCGCCAAGGAAGCACTTGAACGAGCCAAACGACGGATGATTCGTCATGGGATTGGGCAGGATGACCGTCAGGGCCTCGTCGCCGTAGATCGTGGCCAGCGTGCCCGTGCCCGCAATCCGCATGGTGCCGGACACGCCAAAGAGGAGATTCCCGGCATTATCTTGCATGGTATGGTAGAAAAGTCGAGACAAGGGTACCTCCTAACCGACCAGGCCAATGGAGACATCCGGATGATTGACGCCCACGGTTGAGGGCGGAATCTCCCCCGCACCGCCACCTGAGCCGATGATGTTATCGACAGTCCATAACAAGACATCCGTGGGCGTTTTGAGCTGCCAGAGCATGGCCTGCGTGATGTGCACCAGCGCCTCGCCACGGTCGTCGAGGATGATCGGGTTGGTATGCGGCTGCGTCGCCGCGGCATCGTGATACGCGGCCGCTGGCGTCGAGGTGCCGGCCTGGTAGGTATAAAGACGACCACCGATTAAGACATCACCGTTCGGGTAAAAGCCGTGAAACAGGGGATAGTTCGCAATGACAGCGACGTTGGACATAGCGTCCCCTTATGCCACAATCCACGTATGCGACGTTTCATAGACGGTTTTGCTGCCACTGGCGGTCCAGGGCGTCCCAATCGGCGGTCGCACCGTGATGCTCATCTGCCCCGCCAGGATATAGAGATCGCCCACGACAAAGGCCCCCGCATTCTCCACAAACACCCAGGCCCGGTGCACCGCCACCGGTGCCAGGGCGGCAGGGATCCCGGTGATCGTCACCGCCGCGGCGTTGGACGTGCCGGTGAGCTGCGGCAGCATCACCGTGACCTGCGTGCCCACCCGCACGTAGCGGGCCGTGCCCGTGACGGTCGTGGTCATGCCGGTGGCCGTGACGGTGAAGGTGCCTTCCGTGTAGCTTGGCACGCCGGCTGGTCCCTGGATGCCTTGCGGCCCTTGCATGCCCTGGATGCCCTGGATACCCTGACTGCCGGTGGCGCCCGTGGGGCCGGTGGCGCCGGTGGCTCCTGTCGGCCCTGTGGGGCCCGTGGCGCCTGTCGGGCCTGGGTCGCCTTGCGGTCCCTCGGGCCCCGCTGGGCCGGGCTCCCCCGGTTCGCCTTGCGGGCCTGGGGGACCAGTGCCGCCCGCCATGACCTGCTGCTGCAGCAGAGCGAACCACCTAGCCCACACACGCGGCGTGAGACCAGCAGGCGGCTCCGCAATAGCGTGCAGAATCGGTGGTGGTGTTAATGGTTCAGCCAAGAGCGCACCTCAACAATCCCTCAACAATGCCTCAAGAAACTTCAACCCAGGCATCCGTCCACCTCACCGGCACCGGGTCAGAGCACCGCAGCTCATACACCCGCTGCCGGCTCTGGCCGAGCCGGCGCCACTCGACCACTCTGCCTGTCTGCCCGATCTGTCCCGCGCTGCGCCAGATCTCACGTGACCAGTGCGAGCCATCATCATCGCTCCAGCGCAGGCGCATCTGCGGGTCCATGCCTGGGATCACGCCGCCGTCCAGCCCCACGCCAGCGTCCATGCGCAGGCGGAACAGGCTGTGGCGCATCCGCTGCTGCATGGCCTCGACGCTGGGCATGCGCCGCACGCGCACCAGCGCCCGTTCATCGTCAAAATAGTGGTCCAGGCGCATATCGTAAATCCTGCCGTCCTCGAAATCGCCCACCAGATGGCGCTGAAAGCCGAACGTGTTCACCTCGCCACGCCAGCGCTCAAAGCTCCCATCTGCAGCCAGCCAGGCGCGGTCATGCCAGGTGCCCGTCTCGCCGTCAAAGCAGACGCTCGTCTGTTGAGCTGGCGCATTGAGCAGGTAGAACGGGTGCGCGTCCTGCGTATACGTCATGGCCGTGGCGTGCGGCAGGTTGGCCCACTGCGTGAACGCGGATTCGAGCGCGTCCGTCGAGACCTTGCGCGGCTTGTAGCCCTCGGCCACCATGACGGCAAAGCCGCCAGAGGGGTCTGAGGCCAGCCAGCCCACGGTATCTTTGAACATGCGGATACTGTGCCCACTGTAACACCCGATGTCGATCACGGCGCCGGGGAGGCGTTGGAACGGCGCCAGGAAATTGCCAGTTGGCACCCACCACTCGACGCTGGTGGAGCCGAACAAGATCAGTTCGCCGTGCGAGACTTTCAGCCCAACCAGCGGATCGGGGCGGGCTTCGGCGCTGGCAAAGTCCAGGGCGTCCAGGTTGCCGGGGTCGAGGATTTGGGACCAGAAGAAGCGCCCCGTGCCCAGCTCGTTAAAGATCATCACGCCATTGAGATAGGCGACGTGACTCGCCGGCTTCCAGTCCGGGTCCGTGATGACTTGAAACGTGGAACCAGCTGCCAGGTCGAAGACATAGCCCTTCTGCCCGTCCACGGCCACAACCTTTTGCCCATCGTCAGCAAAGTTCACGATGCCTGCCGTGGTAATGAGGTTCCCCCGAGGAAGCGCCGTCTGATTGGGGAAGAGTTCGTAGAACGTGCGGCCTGCCACGGCGAAGACTCTGGAGCCCGAGGCGGTGTACAGGCCGCGCACGGGACGGTCCGTGAGCGTGGTCCACAGGCGCAGGCCAGGAGTACCGATCAGCGTGCCGCGCTTCTTATCGGAGGACGGCTCAATGTACAGGTTCGTGCTAGCCGACATATCCAGCGAGCGGGCGCGGGAGGTATACGAGCCACCGACCAGTTGCACGGGGGTTGGGGGCATCAGTCGCCCCTTAAAAAGGCGGGACTGTATCCGTGCCCTGACACGCCCGCGCGCTTGTGAGGATTGATCGACAGGCGCCCCATGGTCAGATTGATGGGGTACAACGCCCGCTTACTCTCGTCAGCAATACGCATGATCGTTGGGGCTGGCTCCACCCCGTACTGCGGAGCCAGCTCAAGCGCCAGGCCATACTGCATGGCCCTGGCGTAGCCGTTGGGCCACTCCAGCACGCTATCCCAGGCCGCATAGGGGCTGTGCGCCTGCCAGGGCAGCAGGATGACCGTGTGCGCCATCGTGGGCACCGGGTAGATGTGCAGGACGGCATAAGGCTGCGTGTCTTCCAGATACACCGCCTCGGGATAGCTGCTCGCTAACGTCTTAAACCAGACCAGACGCTCGTAGTCCTCCTGGTCGATGATGACCAACGGCCATTCCTGCGCCGGGCTTCCGCCAATGTTCAGGAGGGCAATCTCCAGGCGCACCGGGGCCGTAGCTGAGATGTCAGCGGGCGTCGTCTCGCCAGTGACGAGACCCCAGGTGTACTGCCCCTGCCCGGCGACCAGAGGCAGAGCGTAGCGCGGGCGGGTCCAGGTCAAAAGTCTTTCGACAGACCAGGCATCGAGCATCGTGTTGAGGGCGTCAAGGGCGGCTTGCGCCATGTCTGCCGATAAGGGTTGTTCGCTGGCACTGACGCCCAGGAGACGCAGCGCCGTCGTGCCGATACTTCTGGCGCTCATGGCTGGCATACACGCCCCCCTAACGCACGATACTCAGAGTGCCCTCGATCTTTGCCCCAGGCGGCAGCGTCTGCACCGGCACGTACAGCCCCAGTACGCCGCCCTGGGTCAGCGGGGGCACGGTGCCCTCCAGCACATGCGGCTGGTCCGTGGTGACGTTAAAGAGATCACCAGCCTGAAGCACGGCCTCGCCGGGATCGCCCAGCACCGTGCCCGGGGCGCACAGCATGACGGCGGCCTCGAGCGGCAGCGGCGCACCCGTGACGGCGAGGCTCGATTGGTTCGGAATCAGGATAGCGCCCTGGGGCAGCTCGATGAGTGGCACAAACACGGGCGCCACGGGGCCGCCCTCGCAGGTGACGGACACGGCGCGGGTTTCGTTTATCGCCACAGTGTGCTCCTATCTATGCGAGCGGCGCGGGGCCGGCTCGTCGTGTTCTGCGGCAGCGGCCTGGGCTTTCGTCCAGGCGTCGGCCTCGTCTTCCGTATACGGGGTGGTGCGGTAGCCAGCAGGCAGCGCGGCCTGCTCGGCCTCCGTCTCGCACAGCACCATCGGCAAGGTGGGATGGTAAAAGTACCCGGGGTACGCGGCGCTTGCTGCTGGCGCGTCGTCAGCCATAGGGGGCTCCAATATGCCCGCCAGGCGGGTGGTGAGGATGATGTTCTCGGCCAAACACTGTCTCCGTCTAAGTTACACCTGGTACAGACCAAACCCGTACCGCCAATTCGGGTTGCTGGCATAACCATCCGTAAAGCGCGTCGAGCCTCGAAGGGTGCGTATCCGTGGCGATAACGCTATCTTTCCACAGCCTGAGAGAGGCCCGGAAGTCATCGTCTGAGGCGCGGCTGGCGTTGCCACTCTCCGGCATGACCATAGGCACAATCGCCACGGTAAAGGCATTTTTATGGAAGTACAGGTTCTGGCTGTAGGTGGTGTTCGCCGTGCCGGTGTACAGAATCGGCGCGGAGGCGGCCGCCGCGTTGCTCACCGTGGCTCTGGGGTCTGGTGCCAGGATAATCGGCGGCGAAATGTTCACGGTAGCCAACCCACCCGCATCCGCCGTGACGTTGCTCGTCACAGTAAAGTCCCGCAAGCGCCCGGTACTCAAGAGCGTCTGGGGATTGACCGCATACACGCCGGTAAACTGGATCACGTCGCCGGCTTTGAGGCGCAGGCCAGAGGCCGTCCACGTCGAGGTGAGAATGGCCGAGCCCGTTTGCCCGGCGGTGGTGACAATCGCGGCGCCACCGCGTGCGCCTGTGGTATGACTCGCAACGTTCTGGTCGACGTACCAGTCCGCGCCAGCCATGCGCCCCATCATGCCCTCTTCATACTGCTCTTGAATCTGCGTAGACGACTGGAAAAGGCCCCGGTTGGCGTTGACCACCGCAGCCTGCTCCATGGGTTCCAGGCAGACGCTATAGTCACCGTCCTGCGGGCCACCTTCCTGGAGGATGATCGCCTTGGCGACGTTGTACCAGTAAAACTTTTCAGCGGCGGCGGTGGGGCTGACGACGCTATTGGCCACCTGGCTATAACAGGCGAGGCCATCCTTGTCGATTTCAGCGGCGAGACGGGAGGCGGCAGGTTTGCCGATACGCCGGGACCAATCATCGAGGGAAAGCGTCATCTCCACGCTGCTGAACTCCACGTCCACATGCTTTTGCTGGTTGACGATCAGTGTGACGTATTCTTCGATGTAGTTTTGCGCCACGAAGGGCGCACCGGACTGCACGGCGTATTTCGGGGTCTTGCGGATTTGCAGCGGAGCGCCAATTTTGGCACCCGTCACCGCAAACTTGTCATCCCATTCACGCGACACCGCACGGCCAAAGGCCATGGTGCCCTTCAAATGTAAGAGAAGCTCCCTCGTAACTTGCCCTATGGTTAAAAGTGTATTAGAAGCCATTAAACTATACCTATCCTCCATAGTGCTACGTATATATGATGGCAGCAGTTATGGCAGCGGTATGACAATGGCAGCGAAAAATGGCAGCAATACTCAGGAGCGGCTTGGCGTTAACTCCTTCTGATATACGGCAAATTCGACGTTCTAGCTCTCCACTTCTCATAGTCCTTTTGCGACATATTTTCAGAAAACGTCGGCTGTGCCGTACTCCCGCCTCCGCCCACAGGCGCCATCGGCTCTGGCAGCGGCGTGACGGGCACGGCATGGAGAGTCCCATTGCCGTTCACAGATCCCACCGCTGGAGTAGGAGAGGCCGACTGAGGGGGTGGCGAGAGCCGTCCCAGCTCGACCAACACCAGCGGTGGGGGGAGCGAGTTGAGGCGTTGCACCAGGTCGGGCTGCCCAGCCAGCGCATAGGCCACCGCCGGGCCGTCTGGCACGATCATGAGGGCTTGTTGGAGAATCGGCGAGACTTTCCCCGCCAGGCCATCGCGTACCACACTGTCAAAGTCCGGATGCGCCTGCTTAAACGTCTGCTCGCGGCTCATCAGATCGCGCTGAAACTGGATCTGCTGTTCGTGCTGGCGCTGCTGCATGCTACTCAGGTCGCGGGCCTGAAACTCTTGCTGCGCCCCGTACCTGGCTGCCGCCATGACGTAGTCTTCGTGCGACGCGAACTGCTCAGCTTGTGGCGGGCCTGTGGGTTGTGCCGGCGTCTGTGGCACGTCCGGGGCCGCACCTGACAAGACTCTCGTCAGTGTATCGAGCCGGGCTTCGAGTTGCGCGGTCCGGAGCGCGTTCTGCTGGCGTTCGTCCGCCAGTTGTTTCTCCGTATCACGGCGCTTGGCGTTCAGTTGCTTGATACGGCGATTGCCT